CCCGCAGCAACATCAAACACCGCCTGGCTAGACCAAGCCACACCTACTGTAGCCGGTTGAAGCGTCTCACCAAGTGGTCCTGCGGTGCCTGCTGCATTAAATGTAACCGGCTTCCGTGCATAAGGAGGATCGCCTCCCGTTGCTTCGGCTGTTCCGGTAAGCTCTGTACTTGCTGTGTGCACAGACAAATACTTAATTTGTTCCGCAGCACGGTCAGCGTCAGCATTTCGCTCAGCGTCTGTAATTAATGTAGGCATAAAATTCCTTAAATAGGTAGTCTAAGCGCAACAGACCCAGCCGGTAGCCGAGCCGTCAATCCTGCGGAGATGATATACGGGACGATAGCCCCATACCCTAAGAACATCCCCTCCGTCAACGAATCGTGGAGAGTGTAGCCCTTAATATTTCCCCAATCTGTTACAGCTTGAGGAAAAACAATATCCAATCCCGTAACCATAGTACGGGATCCCACACCGACTGATTTCCAAGAAATGCTTTCGGCAAGCACTTCAACTCGCTCGTATTCAGTCGGTGTGGGATCCACCAAACCAGTCCCATTTTGATCAGAAGGAAGCTCAAGAGTTAGACCAAAGAAATAACTCTTGGGAACTTTGGTAACGTCGCAAGTTAAGATAGCTTCAACAATAATATCGGCAAAGGCATCACTAACATATCCACCAGCCATATTAAAACCCACTAATTCTGTTATGAGGGACTGTGAAATGAACGATTTGTGTGTGGATCTGTAAAAACTTTACGTGAAGAACACCGCCTTCTCCGAGGGTCCAGTCAGCTTTTTCACACTGCCAAACGCCACCTAGTCCATCGAACTTCCAAGTTAACATATATCGGAACTGTTCCATCGCATCGATTACTAACTGAAGCTCCGCTTGCAGCGTTTCCTCAGTAGCAATCACGTGAACTGAAATGTTTCCAGTTCGACTACCCTCAATGATGCTTGATGGATACCGACCCTTAACTTGTGGGCTTTCGTGGGTTTTTCGAGACTGAGTAGTCTGTCCCGCATTAAATGTTCCATCTGGAAGATAGAAACGCTTCTCTTCAGAAAGCTGAAGATCTCCGAGACCCAATTCAGTTCTCGATACCAAAACTGATCGACTCATTAGATACTCTCCAATTGTGCAGAATCTCCACCCTCAGCCAAGCTCAGCATTCTGTTAGTAGCTCTCGCTCGCTGCAGAAGGCTGTCGCCGTCCTGAACCGTGCCGATGTGGAACTCGACCGGACGAGGCGGAACAGGATCGATATCGCGCTTGGAAACCTTGGACGAAAGGGTTGCAACCAATGCCCGAAGGTCGTTCCTTTCTTGCATGGACACGTTTGCAACGCTGGCTCGAGTGCGATTGTAGTCGTCAGAAACGTCAGTAGCCTTGGTAACTGTCGCCGTGGCGTTGACCCTCATCGAACCGGTACCCATCATTCCATCAATAGCCGCAGAGCCCTTCTTGACGTCCGTCAAGTCAAGTACTGGCGTGATGGTCGGATTAACGTTCATGGTATCCGCATTGATATTTGCGAGCGACATAAGACTCTCCTTCATCGCACGCGTTGCCGCATTGCCAACGTTGGTCGCAGATCCTTCAACCATATTTGCGTTCTTGTCAAGGCCCTGTGCAAGACCCTTAACAGAATACATACCGATCTCTGCGAACACCGTAGAAGGAGACTTGATGCCAAGAACCTTCTGCACCCAACCAGGAAGCTTCTCGGCCAGCTTCAGCGCGGCTTCCTTAGCGAGGTGAACAGCACCCTTAATACCATTGGCCAGACCCTGAACGATGTTCTTACCCAGACCAGCAAAGAGTGTTGATGGCGAATTGATACCGAAGAACTCCTTGAAGCGCTTTACGATCCCTCTACCGAGATCGCCAATAGCCTTCTGGACAGTTCCCCAAAGAGAACTCAGACCACTAGCCAAACCCTCAATCAGGGCTAGAGCCAAGTCATGGCCAGATTCGCCAATCCGCTCTCTGTCACCTCGAACGGCTGCTGCCAGTCCATCCATAAAGGAGACAATGAAGTCGATACCAGCTTGGATGATCGTTGGCAGTCGTTCCCGAATTGCAGTGATGAAGTTCACGACAATGTCGATAACAACGTTTGTGATCTCGCCGATGCGACTTCTAATCGCCTTCAGAATACCGATGATCATGTCTAAGCCATGACCCGCAATAGCTGGAACTCGTCGAGCAATCTCAGCTGCAAACGTCTCAATAATATGCCCGGCGGCTTCGATCAGCTTAGGCGCGGAGTCACGAATAACCTTAACGAATGTGACAAACGCATAACCTGCCTGCTGTGCAAGCAACGGTAGCAGAGCCAGAAGCGATGCAACACCTGCTGTAATTACAGCAAAGCCAGCTGCACCAATAAGTAGAAGTCCAGCTAAGGCCTTGACGAAGATATAGAATCCAGTTGCGGCCAGAACAATTGCGCCACCCACGATCAACAGCGAGGTTGCAAAGAGACCCAACACCACAATGACGGGAGTGAGGGCGTACATACCGACCACAAAGATTGCCATGATGGCTGCGATACCAAGAAGTCCCTTGCCGAGAACGTCCAGCGGAAGAGCACCCAGTAGTGCCAGAACGGGAACAAGAACCATAAGCGCCTGCGCCATGATCATCAGGGCGGCTGCTCCAAGAATTGAACCCGTCATCGCCTTCGATGCCACCGCCATAATAAGCATCATTCCCGCAATCGCCAGAAGACCCTGAACAAGATTGTCAATGGGTAGAGTTCCCAAGAGCGCAAGCGCAGGAACCAGAAGAACCAGAGCGTTAGCAATGATAAGAATACCCAAAGCACTTGCAGCAGCGGTCTTGGGGAACACCTTCAGTGAAAGACCGAGCACAACCATTACTGCAGCCATGCCAGCAAGACCCTGAATCATCGTCTCGAATGGGATCTTCGAGTAGAGAACGATCACTCCGGCTAGAAGCGTGAGTGCGCCAGCCATGATAACCATGGCAACGGATGCGCCAACAATTCCAGGAGCGAACGTTGCTAAGTATGCAAAGCCAGCCATGGCGGCCAGAAGCGATGCGACAGCAATTCCACCCTGAATAAGAACTTCTCGATCAAGCTCACCGAGTCGCTTCAAAGCCGACGAAAGAATAAGAATGGCGGTAGCGACCGCAATCATGGAAAGGCCGATAGCGCCCAGCTTAGAGGTATCAATCTTAGACAGAGTGAACATCATAGCGGCCATTTGAGCGAACAAAGCGGCTAGTGTAATAAGTGCTTGCTTCAGTGCTCCTGGATCAATCTTAGCCAGAAGGAACAAGGCACCAATTAGAACACCAACCGCAATGGCAATCTGCAGAACCGTGCTTGCTACAACCGCACCCGTAAGTGACTTAAGGCTTGATTGAAGCGCACCAAAGGTTCCACCGATGTTGTCAGCCATGTCCTTGAATGAGCCAAGGGTGCCATTCATGTTACCAATAAAGCGCTTGAAAGCCACGTACAGCAGCACAAGAACACCCGAGTTGATTGCACCAATCAGCTCTTGGTTGTCCATCGTACCGATGTAGTCACCGATTTTGTCAGTTATATTCGTGAAGAACTGGCCCACCTCTGAAAGGAACGGGCCAATAAGATTTCCAAGACCAGTGAACATACCACTAATGCCCGACCAGATTGCACCAGCAATAGTCATCATCTTTGATAAAGCAGAAACTCCCCCGGAGGCTGTTGCGCCTGCAGCGGAATTAACCTTACCTAGATTGTCTGAAATATTCAAACTCTCGCGGAACTCGGTAATCTTTTCAACGACCGACGTTAGAACGCTCTTAAACTTCTCAAAGCCACTACCACCGATATCGCTGAAGAAACCGGCAGCGTTTAGAGAAGCAGCGCTCAACCCTGTAACAAGACCGACGACGATGCCAGTGACCCTGGTAGCGAAGTCCCTGAAGAACTGTACAACTTCGCCCAGGCCAGCAACGATACCCGCGCCCACTCGGTTTCCACCGTCAGCAAGCTCTTTAGCCTTGTTCTGCAGGTAGGTGGCAAAGCTGTCAAAGGCGTCGCCAATCCCAGCGAAGAACTCCTGCACCCTGTCTTTGATAATGTCAAGCGAAGAACCAAAGAAGGTGAAGGAGAGCTTAATGCTGTTTAAGAACTGGTCGACACCAATGTCACCTCGGAACAACAATGAAAACGCTTGACCAAGATTAATCACAAGACCCATAAGAGGCTTAAACGGCTTGGTCAATGCGCTAATGAACGTTCCGCCAGCCTTCGTGGCGACACCACCAACAACGCTACCAATCGAAGCGAAGAAGGAAGCGATCTTATCGCCAATGGCAGCAAAGGAATCGCCGAATGTGCCAAACGAATCCCTGATCTTACCGAAGAATTCATCGAAGCCGATGTTGCCAGAGAAGAGGGCCGAGATTGCCTGAGCCAAATCTACAACAAGATTAATGAGCGGCTTGATCAGAGTTAGCGGCGAAACAAGAACGTCGAAGAACTTCCCGATCGGATCCTTGTACGTGAGGATCCTAGAGAGACCGTAAAGGAAGTCACCAATGATGGCCGTAAAGGCAAGGAATCCGCCACCCGCACTTTGGCTTGTGGAGAAAAGACTAAATATGGCTGAGGTAACGCCCTTGAAGACCTGCATAACGATGCCAACAACAGCAAAGATTCCTCGGAAAGTCCTCCGGAGGTTTTCCATGTTTTCCTCGCCCAGAACTAAGCCCTGAGCGAAGGTATGGAATTGCTTGGAAAGCTCGGCAAGTCGCTGCCCAGTTGTTGCCGGAAAAATATCCCGAAACGCCTCAATGACCGGCCTAACAACAGACAGCAAGGCCCGCCAAGACCAAGCAAAACCTCGAAGAATATCATCCCGTCCGCCAGCTTCAGCCCATGCGGCGAGCATCTTGTTGCGCGAGTCTGCAGCGCCACCAATAATGCCACCGATAGTCTTGCTGATATTTGTGAAGACCTTAGGGGCAGTGTTGAAGTCACCAATAATGAGTTCCCAGGTCTCTGCCCAACCAGACTCGGCGCCCTCCTTGAGAGTGCTCATAAGCTGAGAGGCAGTCTTAACCTTGGTTGCCGCGTCACTAGCCATTGCGGCTTGATCCATGATGGCCTTAGCCTGGGCCGAACTAAAGCCCTGCGCCACGAGCTGAGCCTCGGTCATGTCACCGGTAAAGTTCTGAAGTGCGGTGGTAAGAACGTCAGACGTAAGCCAAGAAGGACCATTCTCAGCCGAGATAGAGTCTCGGAAAGACTGACCGTTGATCTTAACGTTCTTCATGGGACCATCAAGCGCAAGCGCGCTCGATTCCATCTTTCCCATGGCCACAGCAGTCTCGGCAAGAGCTCGCTGGAAAACCGAACCACCCATACCGGCATTGACTACCGAGTTCCAGTCCATAAGACTGACTTTACCAGACGAGATCGCCTGCGAAAGCTGATACATAGCTCCGGAGGCTTGCTCCGAGCTTGAACCAGAAAGAGCCGCAAGGTTGGCAATACCCTTAATTGAACCCGTAGCCGTCTCGAGATCGACACCCGCTGCGGTGAACGTACCAATGTTCTTGGCCATCTCACCGAAGTTATAGATGGTCTGATCGGAGTAATGGTTCAAGTCGGTAAGAGCAGCGGAGACCTCTTCAAGGGTCGTTCCGGCAGCCGCCGTGTTTGCAAGAACCGTCTGAATAGAGCCGATCTTCTTCTCGTACTCGCCCAGACCACCAGAGATCGGCGCAATGGTAAGAGACTTGGTCATCTCCAAGCCTGCGTTTACAGCCTTGTTTGAAATATTTGAAATGGCTGTTACACCGGCTACCTGTAACGTTGAAAATTTCGTAACCAAAGCATCGACGCCTTGACTAAGTGGCTGCAGGCTATTTGCGTTGGTCTTAATATTGATTGAACTAAGCTTACTGGCTGACGCAGAAATATTACTAATGCCAGCCTTGAGAAGTTCAAGCGACCTTAGCGCGCCCTCTGTACCTTTCTTGAACGCGGCATTGTCGAATACCGCCTTTACAACATGATTGTCAACATTAGCCATTGTTCACCTCCCTCCTGATCTCAGCAGACATTCGATCAAATATCGGTCGAAGAGCCGGGTTAATATAGTCTTGACCTGCGACATATCCGCCTGTTCCCGTGGTATAGCCGTACTGTATCATAGCGGCTACGGGAAATCCGGACTCCACGTTGGTGTTTACCCAGGTAAGCGAAAGGCCTTTTTGTGTCGTCATAATTTTGTAATCCCAAGAACCGGCAGTTAGACCTGTCCTTCGAGGAGTAGCATTAGTAAGGGCGACTACGCCCTGCTGACCGTACTTCTCTAGGATTCGTCGAACATTAGAAGTGTGGTTCCTCTTAAGGAATGCTTCCGTCTTGAGGAAGGAACCCTTCGATTCAATTCTAATCACGACTACTCCCGATTATCCCTTAGTGCCGTATTTGGCCAACCTCTGCTCGTTAAGCTGCCGTTGTTGCATAGCGGCTTCTCTTCGACCCATCTTCTTAGGCGGAGCGTTCTTCTTGCTGCACACCTTAACAAGTGTCAGAAGACGATTCAGGTGCCAGTGTTGACACTCAAAAGGGATTTGTAAAGCAACCATCCAATAGTAGATAAGCTCGGCGGTGACTGCTTCACCAGTTCTAGATGGTCTTTTGTCTTCCGTAAACCACGTTGCCGTCATCTTTGCGTTTAAATGCTTATTGATGTCAGCATAATTTGCTTTTGAGAGCTTCTGGTAAACCTCCGGAGGAACATTGGGGGTCAAGGTCATGTCCTTGATGTACCCCAAGATTTCGTCGAAGGATTTCTCACTGGACCCAAGGAAGGGTTTCTCCCAGAAAGACTCCCATTTTGAGAGGGAGACCAGAGAGTGCTCAAGCTGTAATTCAAATTCTTCCGAGTTGATGAATTCCCGAGTCTTCTCGTTGTAAGACTCTTCACCAATCGGTACCATAATCGTGAGCACTCTCTGGCCTCCTTTATCTCAAGATTTAACTACTGTGAACTACGGCGTCGCCGGAGCGCCACCGAACATGCCGATGACCTCGTCCGGGAGCGGAAGGTGTGCACCGTCGCCCCAGAGAGCAGCCTCCAGCGTAGCCAGGGCGCCAGCGGCAACCTTGGTGCTGTCGACCGTGATCAGCGAGGTCGGCTTCAGACCCGCAACGGCCACCGGAGTGGTCGTCAGCTCCCAGCTGAAGGCAAGAGCCTCCGGGCTGTCGTTGATCGTGGCATAACCACGCTCAGAAGGAGCCGCCTGGCAACCGTAAACCAGGTGGAGCTTGTACCCGAGGTCCGTACCCAGCAGGTCGTTACCAACGCGAGTCCGGTACGAAAGACCGAAGACACGTCGGTTCTGCTGACCGATGGTCACGCCGGTGCCAACGACAACAGCACCATCGAACTGCGCGAACTCAGCGGGGTACGTGAACGCCTCAACCGTAGCGCCGAACTCCTCAGCGGAGATCAGGTTGAGGTACTTGATGTTGTCGGCGTACTGAGGGTTGGACTCAGCACCCGACGGGGTCTCGGTAACGGCCGTGAGACCGTTCCAAGCGACACCGGTGCTGTAAACACCCGCGTCCGTCGGAATGTAGAGGACACCACGGTCGACACCGGTCTCGAAGAACCGCTCACCGACCTTGTCCCACTCAAGAGCTGGCATGTTACTTCCCTTCAGAAGTATAAGCTAAAGACGTAATGGTTGAGATTGTTCACCACGAACGACCTGTCATGTGTACACATGGACAACTCAGCAACCCGATCCGGAATGGTGGTATCAGGATCCTCGTCGATAACCGTTACCTGATAACGCTTGGTAAACCGATAGGGTTTATTATTAGCGTGCCCGGTATCTGTGGAATCCCTATTGTATACAATACAGGGGTATACCATTTCCGTACTGTTGGGCGGCTCGAAATATACAGCCTCACTTCCAAGCAGAAGCTCAAGGAGTGCTTGGAGTTGGAGCCTTAGGCCCATTGTATACACCTCCTAGCCGGAGAAGGAGGCGGGGACTCTGTACGGTAACGTCATCGACTTCCCACAGAGTCCCCGCCCATTCAACATAGCGAATGGCAAAGAAGTGTTTATGAGCGTAAGCGTCCGCGACAATGCTAATGGAGTTACCGACGGTCAAGTCATCGTTGATTGTACTACCATCACGAAGACCGCGTGAGTTGCGAACTACATCTCCGTAATACACTTGCTCGGAGATGACATCCTTCCACACGCCCGGCGCTTTCTCCACCGACATGCCGTAGCCAACCCTGCCGTAGAACTTTGCCATGAGCTATCCTGCCTACTAGGCGACGTACGCGTACGTCCAGTCGTTGTCCGTGTTGTGGGCGAACGAGTAACCGGCCGACGGACGAGCCTCGATGTCCGTGGTGCGGGTGATGACGAGCGGACCGGCAGGAACAACAACCTCGTTGCCCGCGTCGGTGACGTCGTAGTACACGACGCCGGTGACGGACGGGATCGTGATGGTGTCCGTGGCCTCGTTGTAGGCGGGAGCGGTCGCGACAACAGTCGTACCAGAGGTACGCTTGATGACGACAGCAGCCTTGAACTTGGTCAGGGCACCCGAGACACGCGTCTCGATGAGGTACTTCTGCTGGTTGTAGTCGATGTCGAAGTCCTCGAACATCGAGATGGCGCCGCCACGGTCCGCACCCAGGGTGTAGTCCGCGAGGTTGACCATGATGCCGAGGACGTCCGGAGCGCGCTCCATGGTCTCGACAACCACGATACGCGCAACGCGCATCGCCGCAGCCAGCTCCTCCTCCGTCTTGTACAGACGACGGTCCATCTTGTCCTTGACCAGGATCATGTCCGTGAGGATGTCATCCGTGGTGTAGAACGTGGGCTGACCCGTGCCCTTGTAGTGCTTACGAGCCCGCAGAACGGACTCGACCAGCGCGTCGGCCGTGGTGTTCGACGGCAGAGTAACCGGGTGGGCGTAGACCTCGTTGTCGTACGCGATCGGACGAAGCTTCTCCTCGTCGATCTTGTCGAGGTCGTCGGGCTCGCGGCTGTCACCGATGAGCAGAGCGGTGGCCAGCTCCTCCTCGAGCATGACGCGCATCTCGGCCTTGAGCCAAGCAACGACGTCCAGCTCGGTGATGTCCACGATGTCATCGCGGTCGAGCTTCTGCTTCTTGTAGATCGTGGTCGGGGTCGTAACGCGACGGAGGAGCTTGATGATCTCCTCCTTCTTCAGGTTACCACGAACGTAACCACGCGCACGAGCCTCGTCGGCCGTGATGTCCGCGCCAATGCTCTTGATGCGCGAGAACGGGGACTTCTTGACCGCGTCCATGACCTGCGCGACCCACTCGGTGCGACGCTGCAGGACGTTCATCCCACCCGTCAGCTGGGCGTCCGGGAACAGCAGCTCGATGTTCTCGATGCCGTGCGAGAGCGCGTAGCTCTCAATTGCCGACTTGAAGGAGCCGAGCTCCTTGGCGTTGTCGACGATCTCCTTGACGTCCGAGTGTGAAAGCACGATGCCCTCGGAGGCCTTGCTCTTGCCCTGGTCGAAAACGTTACCCATGTTGTCCGTACCTTCCTGGTGGCTGAGGTTACCCTCGTCAGTGTTGTCTGCTGTGTTGGTGTCACTGTCGGTGTTGCTGTGCTCAACATCGGCGGCCTCGAGGGCTGCCCCAACCATCATGTGAACGACGGCCTGCTGCTCTTCGGTCATCGAGTCGTAGATGTCCTGGACAGTCTTCTCCTCATCATCGTCAGACTCGGCGTGCGCGACGTCGGGCGTACCGACCTCAGCCTCAACCTCATCCAGCTCAGCCTCGAGCTGGTCAAGGTCGCCCTCGTCATCGTCGTCATCGTTGTTCTCGTCGGAGTTCTCGCTGTCGTCACCCTCATCAGAGTGCTGAAGCTCAGCATCCGTGAAGATAATAGCAGCGTCCTCGAGAACCTCGATGTCATCCGGGTCGCTGCTGTGAGCGATCCGGACCTGGTCAATCAGTGCACCAGGATTGGCACCAGACAGAACAAGACTGACCTCACGGATCACACCGTGAATGACATTCTTGCTACCCTGAACCAGGGTCTCCTTGAGCTGGTTGGCGTAAATCGAAAGGTTCTTGATGTCGCCGTGCTGCACCAGAAGAGCAGAGTTCTGGCCCTGCGTGGTCCCATTGAAGAAACCGTAGGCGTACATCCCATCAGAGCGAGCCTCAAGAATTGCGTGGCCCAGAATGTTATCCGGCTTGTCGTGACCATGCTGCCAAACAAGCGGGACGGTCATGCCGTCCATGTGCTTGAATGCCTCGGCAGTGATGGTCCGACCGTCGGAGCACTTGAGGCCAGCCTTTGTGGCGTAACCGCTGAAATCAGCTTCCATTTTGGCTGTTCCTTCCTACTTGTTGGTGATAACCCATGCTCCGACGGAGCGGGACGTATTCGTCATGACTTAGTCCGACTAAGCTTGGCGCCCGCGAAGGGGTTCTTGGGCTTTCCAAGCTTGATGTCACCAAGAGGCTTGGACTTAGACCGACTGAGCTTGGCATTGCCGAAGCCACTCTTAAGGCGCTTTTCGAGAGCATCAAGCTTCCTCTCGACAAGACCTCGCTTCTTCGGGTCCTTGACCTTGCGTGCCTTTGCGCGGGCCTGATCGATCCTGCGCTGCTGCATAGCAAGACGCTCTTTACGAGCAGCCTTAGCCAGGGCTCGATCCCTGTTCAGCTGCCCGGCAGCCTTATTGACCTTTGCGCTGTACTCCTTATCGGTCTCCCAGGCCTTGTCAGCAAGCTGCTTGACCTTCTTGACCGCACGACCCTTCAGCTTCCGAGTACGAAGGTAGTACTCGCGAGCCTTAACAGGGTCGTAGTCATGCTGTAGGAAATCGTCGATGAACTCTCCGACGTCTGTCATCTGCGCAGACCCCTTTCGGTCGCGAGTAGGTATTTCGGCATTAAGACCCAGCCTTCATCTTAAGTCGCGTCTTTGTCTTGTTGAGACGTTCCTGCATGTCATCAACCTTGTCCAAGTACGCGTTCCTAGCGGCTTCATTCTTGAAATTTTTTGCGCCAGCACGAAGCTTATTGATGGCGGCTTGAGTCTTATTTACCGCTGCACGAGCATCGGAACTTTCCTTAGCGGTCGGCTTCCGAGTTGTAATAGCCTTCGCCTTCGCTGCGTTGGTTCGACGCTGAAGGTCATCAAGCTGAGCCAACCGAGCCTTTTGCTTGGCAGGATCCTTAATGTTCTTAAGCACACTGGCTCGAACAGAGTCAATGCCCTTTTGCACATTACTGAATCGCTCGGAGCGATCTAAACCGCGCCCCTTGCCCTTGGTATCGGAATCCCATCCGTCACCATCATAGGTGCTGCCGTCCTCATACACGGCGCGCCCACCGTTAGCTCCATCGAAGTCAACCAGCTTTGCGCCGGTACGCGACTTCATAGGAACTTCGTCCTCTTCAACTCGCTTACGCTTACGTCCCTTAAGCTTTCGAGTACGAAGGTAGTACTCGCGAGCCTTAACCGGGTCGTACTCGTGCTGAAGAACGTCTGTTAGAAACTCGTCTACCGTTCTCATTGCTCCAACTCCAATTCCAGGCCTTCCAGTTCAAGTTCAAGACTTTCGAGCTCAGGATCAGGAGCGGGCTCAGGAGCAGGTGCAGCTTCAATGGCAGCAGTAGGAACAACCTCGCCCTCGACAACCTCAGCAGTAGCCCCACCAACACCAGTCATACTCACCGGCATGTTGGCGTTGATCAGCTGATCGGCCTTTGGCTCCGACGACGGCTTGAAGCCGAGCAGTCCACGAATCTCGTTAGAGGAAAGAACCTCGTTACGAGCAAGCTTATCCGCAATCTCAGCCAGATTACCAACCGGCACCAGCTTGAATGGATCACGGAAATATAGAATAGACTGCTTCTGAGAACGAGCGGTCTTTGTCAGGAAGGATCGACGCATACCCTCAACAATCGCCCGAACAATCGGCTCGACTGTACGGTTGTAATAGTTGAGCATGACCTCTTCGGTGGCCTTACCATCAATAAGGTCCTTGGTCAGACCGAGCTGAGAATATAGCATCTCAGTCAGATACTGAACCTGTGCGAGCAGGTTATTCTCAACCGGTCGGTTAAGCTGCGTGATCTTCTCGGTGCCATCGGTGTAAGCCACACCATACTTGCTGCTCTTGAGTTGAACCTCAATGTCCGTACGACGCTGCTCTGCCTGCTGCTTGCGTGCCTCAGACTTAACGACGTACGGCAGCTGGATAATGATGTCGAGCTTTCCAGAACCAGATTGCTCGTCAATGGCGTCCAGAATATTGAGCTTCCGGATCAGACGCTGAAGAGTGGAGTTCGGCTCGTTCATCACCGCATAGAACGGATTCTCAATAATCGAAACGAAACTCTTATCTAGCGTCAGCTCCTCACGTCGGCCCGTTTGGTCGTTGTAAAGACTGACCCGAACCTTGCGAGGGAACCACTGAACAACCGTGCCCACACGAATAGTCTTGATGTTGAATCCGGAAGACTCTGACGGATCCAGATCCGTGTCTACCGGAACAAGACAAGTAATACCTTCGTTGAAGAGGGTGTTTGCAATATCCTGCACGAAATGACTGGCGGCCTGGTCGATGTTCGCCTCGAGCTTGAGACAGTTATTGAGTCCACTGTCAATTTCCTCAGCGAACCGGCCGTTATCATCCAGTCGAACATGCCGCATTTCGATAGACGCGACATCGATACCCAAGCGAGTGTAAATCGATGAGACGAGAGATCGCTCATTTGACATATTGCGAGGGCTGCGATCAGGGCGGGTCGAATAGCTCGCCATGCCAAAGCTCGAATTCGACAGCGCGTTACCACGAACTGGATCTGGACCCGGCTGGTCGAGGAACGCATTCCAGGCGTGCCTAAGAGTACCTAGTACTGCCATACGTCACCTCTTTCTGCCGACTGGAGTGGCCCAAACGTCGTTGTTTAATGTGTGAATCGTGTGAACACCTCTACCCAAAAGCACGTCGGCAAGACTGGTAGCTAACGGAGTCTTTGTTTTATCAACGCGCCAAAGAGGGTTAGCACGATCGGGCTCGAACGTACGCTTTGCAAAGTCAGAATCTTTGTACCGTTCACGAGACTTTTTATATGCGTCAGCAGCCGCGTTGAACGGAATCTTACCGCGAGTTGTCTCTTTCTCAGATGACTCGCGAAGCTTAGCTGCGGCTTCCTTGCCCTTAGCAATGAGATCGGGATTGATTTTAACAACGCCGGTCTTATGTAGAACGGCTACCGTAGCAACCGCGCCAACGGCAGCAAGAGCGCTTCCAGCAACAATTCGCTTGTTGCGTTCGTGTCTCTCCTGCTCAAGCATATCGTCATAGTCCTCGTCGTTAGACGAACGACCCTTACGACGCCCCCACTTCATGCCTGGCACTCCGTAGTGTGCCAGGTCCACAGCCTCCGCCAGAGGCGGTTTGGTTTCATTGAGTATCATTACTCAAACGCCTCCTTGTTGGCCTTCCATGCAATGTAGGCATCCATAAGGGCCGCCACATTATCAATCTTCTCGTCTTGTCGCTTCTTAAGAAGCTTTCGGTTACCGTTTGTGTCTTCAAGCGTGATGGCGTTACCCATAGCAAACTGCATCAACGACTGGTCGAAGAGAAGCAGCCCTTCCGAGGCAAGAATCTTAAGCTCGCCCAGAGGAACTGATTCCGTCCGAGCTCCCTGAATAACCTTCTCGATGCCAAAGGGGCCGTTCTCGGTTTCCCAACGTGCAACAAATTCCTTGGCGTTGTATGGGTCAAATCCGAAGGTTCGCACATCCCAATTTTCATGCTGAATATAACGATCGAGATCGTCATACACATCCATCATGTCAAGGATGGTGCCTTCAAGAACGTGAAGGCTACCCTCTCGGATAAACTCTTCATACTTTGCTCGCATAGCACCCGGTAGCTTCATTAACGTTAGAGAGGTGATATAGCTGCGAGTCTTAACGCCAAATGCTCCACGAGAGAGCGGGAACAGGAAAGTGAATGCACAGAAGTCATCACCCTGAGAAAGGTCAGCACCCAAAGAACAAGGCATGTTCCAGAAGCTTCGCTTGCGCTCGTCGGGGAGAGTCTCCTCGTACGTGAAGAAGTATGTGTACCCCTCCATAGGAATACCGAATCGCTTAGCGAGAATATCGTTACGTGATGCAGGAGCCTTCTCAGCTCGCTCAACATCCAAATGATACGTCTCGTAAGTGACGGTCTTTCCCAAATTGGGGTTGGCCTTCAACCATGTCTCGGGCTCGTTTACTTCTTCCAGCTCATCAAGCTTGTAGTGCCAGATCGAAATATGAGGAGCAAGATAGTCACCCTTGAGGATGTCAGCCAACTCCATCTTGATTGTGTCACCAGATCCGTTACGGACAGTACCCTCGGAACTGATAGCCACAATAAGGTAATCGTCAAGCTTCGACGCGCCCTGTTCGACCGCACCAACGACATCCTCACGAAGGTCGCCCGAAAGCCACTCATCGATTGTGGACACTTTGGGACGGAGTCCCTGAAGTTTGTTGATTGCCATCGGTCGGATCTCGAGAATCGATCCCGTAAGGAAGTTCTCGATACCCTTCTTTGTCGATGCGAGCTTCACACGCATCGCCTTAGAGCCCGTTGTATTCTGCATCGAGCCCTCAGTGAGGAACTTGAAGAGAGGACCTCGAGCACGAACAATCGCAGTTCGAAACGGCGACATAACCTCGTCGGCCTGCTTCATGGTTGGCGCAGTTGTAATTTGGTGCGTGGTGTCTGTATCAACATTCAAGTAGTATGCCTGAATGCAAGCGGCATACATGGACTTGGCGGCTCCACGAGCCACAATCAAGTACTGCTTGGTGGTCAGACGCTTTCGGATCGTCTTGGTGACGTAGCGTCCGCCTCGGTTGTCTGGGTCTGGCTCATACACACTTCGCTCAACGAAGTAGTACCAGCCAAAGATTTGCTCCGCCCACACCTTGAATGAGGGGAGCAGATTCAGATCACCTCCATCAGTCAGGGTAAGTTCTTTCTCACAATAGAGAATGAAACCTTCCACTGCCATGTCGTCGTAATAGATGTTCGGGTTGGCGATGAGTGCATCAATACGATTCATCTCTAGTGCGATTTCCCGATTTACAGGAATCTCGCCATCTAGAACTGCATCTCGAAACTCACCGTAATATCTTGGTACTGCGGTATTAGATAAACCCATCGCCAACCCTCCCTTCAATCCTCGTATCTATTGTTCAGATTAAACGTCAAATGTTCGTTGCCCCAACCAACCATGAGTCGGTCGAAGCGAACCATTCGAGGAAAATCTCGAACATCTACATGTGTTTGTGCTGGACCAATTGTTGCATGTGGCCTGAACGAATGTTGGCTCATGTTCCACTTTTCGACAATACGTCTAGCCGCCAGCAGCTCTGGCGTTAGACGAAATCGCAGAACATCGACCTTATCCTCTTCGCCGAAAACAGCGAGATCCATAACAGGAAGAACAAAAGGCCTAAACAGCATAGCTACTGTTGATGCGTCCTTCGCAAGTGCGCTGAAATCACTTGGGGTTCGCTTATCGGTAGTTCCCGCATAGACGAGCGTCATATGCGGAAGCTCCATGCTACACCATTCAGCATTCGTCGGGAGGAACGCAATCATAATTCCCTGACTAGCAGGTGCGTCTGAAACATCCATGCGATCCTCCTACTTGTTCTTAGACGAGTTACCCTTACGGGATTGCTTGTTGAGCTCCAGCGCCGCTTCGACGGCAAGGCCCATCACGGGGTTCTTGTCCTTTACCAATTTAACAACGGTTTTGGTTCCGTAGTCGGAAAGAATTCCATCGATGGCCACTTCCACAAAAGGATTCTTCTTCTTGGGAAACGCCTTATTGTACTTCGACTGCAACTCGAGGCGCTTATTGATCAGCTCAAGCTCCTTGTTGGACAGTGCCGAAACACCATCACGCTTAGCCTTTGCTCGAATATCGCGGAACTGCTGCGCTTCCTCGGAGAGAACCTTTGGCGTCTTCTTTTTTTGGAAAGGTAAAAGGGTTGGCTTTACCTTTCTCGGAGCCGAAGGTGTTGGTGTAGCAACCTTTTTAGCCGGAGGCGACTGCCATTTTGGCTTCCCAGAACCAGACTTAACGGGCGGCATGAAAGCTGGACGAGGCTTACTCTTCTTTCGAACGCCCCACTTCATACCTTTGGTGCCGTAATGCTCTAAAAAGTCATCTACAAAGGCCATAACCCTCCTTCCTTTCTGCTAGTCTTAGAGTCGATCTGTTTATCGATGGCGCAAAACGCCTCGGTACATCTTGAGCACCTTGGCTGCGGCCTCCCGATTTAAGATACCAATACCCATCTCAAGCGGAGTGGTTGGGGGAACGCTTTCTGCATCGGCAAAGGTATGGGTAGCCAAAACAGCACCAGATAGATCTGTAAGAGACATCTTTGTTCCATTCGAAAGAAGTTCGATGTCTAAATCTAAAATACTACCTGGACCAGGAGAGACTAATGTATCAACCACCGTACGTGAACCAGTAATAGCGCTAACGAACTTAAACGTGGTGTCACTATTGTTTGTGTCGAACTCAAGAATCGCATAGGTACCAGTCAGAACGGATACGGAAAAGTCAGACATAAATCCAAGAACAAAGCGCTGCGCAACAAGCTGTTCAAGTGTAAACCGAAAAGTCAAATGACTCATTGCGTCTCGACGAGCAATGGCGGTATTGATTTGATACTGCACCGCCGTTCCAGTGGAAGTTCCACTTCCAATCTGTAGAAAAGCGCCTCCTTGGTCTAGTCCTCCCGCCTGGCTAGAGCTGCTCTTTGAAAGCATAGCCATCGGACCCCAGGCGTCAATAGAAATATCGCCAGGACCACGAGCGCTAAAACCACCCACCATGGGGTAACCAGAAGAACCGCCCGTACCATCTTCTCCCGCAGGACCGGGAGGACCCTGAGGACCTGTATCTCCCGTGTCTCCTTTGGGGCCCTCCGGACCTTCGGGACCAGGAGGACCCGGAACAGTTGAGTCAGCACCAGCAGGTCCGGGAGGACCTTCCGGACCCTCAGGACCGACAGGACCCTCAGGACCTTCGGGACCCGTTGGACCAACAGGACCCGGAACCGTTGAGTCAGCACCAGCAGGACCTGCAGGACCTTCGGGACCCGTTGGACCAGCAGGACCCGGAACAGTTGAGTCAGCACCAGCAGGACCTGTAGGACCTTCGGGACCGGCAGGACCCTCAGGACCTTCCGGACCAGCGGGACCCGGAACAGTTGAATCAGCACCAGCAGGACCTGGAGGACCCTCGGGGCCTTCCGGACCGGCAGGGCCCGGAACGGTTGAATCGGCACCCGTGGGTCCCGGCGCGCCCTCAAGACCCTCAGGACCAGGAGGCCCACTAGGACCTTGTGGACCTTGTGGACCTGGAATCGTTGAATCTGCTCCAGTAGGACCAGGAGGTCCATCAGAACCGGGAGGCCCGGCAGGACCTGGTGGTCCCATGGGCCCCGGAGGTCCTTCCTGACCGTCAATCGACACTTCCACCTGTGGTTCTAAAAACCCACTCATTCTGCATTCACCTCGAGTACGAGAATAGTACGCCTAGGACTTAACCTGCGAACTGTATACGTGCCGTCTTCAACATTGACCATTAGATACAAAACACCTCTAGCCTTGTTTGATGTGTCAAGACTAGCGCTTCTTTCCCGCGTCCCACCCAATGGCACAAAGACCGCCTCGTATGATCCCGCATCATCGATATAAGTTTTTCCTGCAGGATTTGCGACATGAACTCGAAGTTCGTCACCACGGTTCGCACTAATTCTCTTAAACGCGCTCTTAATTCTTGTTGAACGCGTTTCTACCTCGGTAACAATTCGATACTCAAGTTCTTTGATCTTCTCCTTGATTGAATCTTGAAGAAACGATGTACCAGGAGGATCAAAGAGCAACTTGACTTGCAGGAACATGTAAGTCTTTACAAAGTTGAACTTTGCGTTGCCGCCAAGGAAGTGACTCCACAGTGAAGTGTCATCCTCAATCTCAAATCCCTCTTCGGGACCAATACCAAGCTGAGACAGAGTTGAGAACACGCTGTTGATGTGCATAATGATGTTTTGGTCGAAGACATCATAGTTTTCTGGAACGTCCAGAGCCTTCTTGGTACTGATTAGAATACTATCGCTCACGAGTCACCTCCCATTTTGACAACTAGAACCGGCCTTTGTTTGCTTGACGAACTACGTTGAACGCGTGATCAGTCCGGGGGCCCCAAGAACCATCGGCTGTTTGTGCAAGAACCCGCTGCATCTTCTTCACCCACTCGATGAGTGCGGCACGAGATTTAGGTCCCCAGATGCCGTCGGTCTTTGAACCGACGACGTACTGAACACTAGCGATGTCATACGCAGCCGGAGTCTTGACTGGGTATCCAACGATAGCTCGGCTGGCCTTGACCATGAGGTCGGCACGCTTTTCGGTGTCGTTACCCCAAAGACCATCCGCCGTCAGCTTTAGCAGGGTTTGAATCTGCTTAGTCTTCTCTCGATCAACTCCTGGAGGAGCTGGAGGAGTAGGCGGAGTAATGGCAGTTGTGGGGACGGCCTTACCATCTCGACTGGAAGCATAGCCTACAAGGGGATCACCAGGACACCCTGTCGACTTAAACCATCGATGTGGCTTGACCGCCGTTCCTGCTCCGGACTTACGAAGCTCGCTAACCCACCAATCTAGAGCGTCAATAGCCTCCTTCGTGGGCTCCTGACCCTCGCCTCCGATCCAAACCACGGCATAGAAGTTCTGGTTGCCGGTGTTGGTTCCGTTAGCTGCAGTACGAACACCAGCGCCTCGCCCCGCGAATGCATAGCCATGATTACAGAAACCACCGGTGTAGGCAATGTCGGCCCAACCGTGTGTGTCCATGTGATACTTTTGCCAGTTACGCCATGTGCTGATACACGATGCATGATCTGCACCAGAAGAAGCAGCAGGCTGACGCGGACCACCATAGTGCGGCGCAACCCCACCATGCTGGGGCGTGATCTTTCGACTAATTGATTTAGGAGCGCGGAGGCCAGCAGCTGCACGAGTAACGAATCCTGCAATTCCTGTCATTCTTCGTCACCTACCTCTTGTGGGGTTGCCAGATGCTGAACCTCCGCGTCAAGCGGCTCCGCTCGATTATCCTCATTGAGCTCATCATAAATTGGTGTAATAAGATCATTGTCGCTCATGGATATCTCCTTTGGTAAAACGTCAGTCGGAATCAGACTTAGTCTTAGACGTCGACTTAGACGTAGACTTAGACTTAGACTGAGTGTTCTTCGGCTCAGCCATAACATCCGGGGTGGGAGCTGCCGAGACAGGCGCAGCCGCAGTTGGAACATCGGGGGTGGGAACTGCAGAGACAGGTCCGCTGGCGGGAGGGGCACTCTCGCGAGGTCGCTCTTCAGACTTCTTAGACATAGTCTTCTCCTATTAGAAGTTTCCGAGTACTACCTATTATGCGACGACGTCCTCAGCCTCGGCCTCAGCCTCAGCGCGAGGAACCGCATGGTCGTTCGTCGTGAACTTCTCCGCGAGCGGCGGGTGAGGAGCCCTCGGAGTGGCGTCATCAGAAACACGACGAGTACGAGCACCCTCATCGCGAGCCTGCTTACGCTTCTCCTGAACCTCGTCGAGCGCACCATCAACCAGCGGGTAGGTGTTGTTCGGGTAAAGACCCGAGAAACGGTTCTCCGTCGCCGTCGGCTCTGCCTCGTTCACAGCACCCATCGGCACACCCATAGCGGGAGCATCCTGTGCCGTAGCCCTGGCAACGTTCTGGTCATGAGCCTTAAGAACGTCCTCGGTGTCGGGGTTCGGAACATCTGAAGCGTTAACGTTCTCCAGGTCCTGAAGACCCTTCGGGGTCTCCTCGACCGTGGGAGCCTCAGGAGTAACGACCTGGGTGTCCTCAGTAACCGGGGAATCCTCGGTAGGCTTGGACTCCTCGGAAACCTTCGGAGCGTCCTTGTCAGTGTCCTTCGTAGCCATGTTCTCTCCTTATTTCCAGGGTGTTGTGTCGCCAGGTCGCCTTGAGGCGAGAGGCCGGGGAAGTTGTCTCTCGTCACCAAAGTGAATGGCGTTGTGCGTTCTTTGAGTTGTAGTAATCAAGAATTCAGGATCCAGAATATCCGGATTGGCATGGACAATGTCCTCGGGCCTTAGCGGATTGATATGATGGATCAACAGCTGTCCGTGAATATCGTATCCATGAACCCCGAGATCACAACCTAGATCTCGAGCAATGACGTGGTGTCGAATCTGACGCCACTGTCTTGAGGTGTAGAATTGTTGGTTAATATGACGATCAAAACCAAAGGTTGATCGACCAACATCTCCATGAAGCGCCAAATATCGAAAGCGCTCCTCAAAGGTGTCTAGCTCGTCGAGCTCTGTATATGTTTTAATCGTCATAGTCGAACTCCGGCTGAGGAAGGGGCTCGTGGCCACCATAAGCACGCATAGCGGCAAGAGCTTCGCCGTACATCTCTTCGACTCGCTTAGCTGAGGCCATCGCTTCGATCTTTGCCTCGGCCAGGCGAATATCCTGTCGGGCTTTCTCTTGCGCCAGCTGCTCAGATATGGAGCCCTGCTTTAGAAAGTGCGTAATAACCTGAGACGAGGCTGTTCCGTCGGCAATCTGCTTGGCGGCTAGATCAACCGCCGCCGAGATGAGTTGATGCTCACGAGCCTCGGGAGTTGTGGCCGGTCGCCGGGCAGTTCTACTAGCGTTCGGATGATTTGTTTGGCGTGTGGCCACGGTTTATACTCCCTTCTGGTGAGTTCCTACACACTTTTCTTAGCTAGCCAGCCCGCTTCCTTTGCCGTGTTCCGAAGGATTGAGACTAACTGCTCCGAAATACCAAAGCGCTCTTGCTGAATCTCGAAAGACTTCTCGAGATCTCCATCGTCGTGACGCTCTGTTGCTGCCTTCCAGTCCGCCAGCATCTCAACGAGATCCACCAGCGTCATGCCGTCTACACCGTTAGGAAAATGCTCGGGGTGGTGACGGTTGTTCGCATAGTGATGGTCAAGAGCTGGCTTCATCTCCCGAAGAAAGCCCTTGTACTCCTCCGAGCCGTACGTACTGGTCTTCAGCCTTGGGCTGAACTTGTCGAAAGTCTCAAGCTCTGGATCTTCCATCTTCGACTGGTCATGCTTTGTGATTCGTCCCTGAATATCAATGACCAGCTGAAGAAGAAGCTCGTCCACTCGACGAGAATGCTGCAGGGTTGAAAGAAGCGAAGACTCAGTCATTAGAATTTCCTATCCTGAACGTGGGCGTCTCCACCAGCGCGAAGAAGATCGTCTAGAACCGGTCGCAGAAGATAAGCATCCCGGAACCCGCCCCACCAACAACGAATAACAGCAGCGTCCATGGGCTTGTTGTACCCACGGATAACAAACTGGTGTCCACCAACCCGAGGGCCGGTCGGATGAATGAAGAGTTTGTCGTCGCGCTCCATCATACCCTCGTGCCACCAGGTACCAGCGCTAACGACTCGACCGCTCATAACGGCCTCGATTACTCCGTCAGCTCCGCCGAAGATCCAGCGATACTCTCCACCCATACCGAACTTCTGGGCAGCCTTTGCTGCAGCAATACCCGAAGAACCCGTATCGGTAGGAGGCCACGCTCCCTCGAAGGGGTCGTTGGCGCTGGCATCGGAATATACCTTGTGGGCATAGTCCATGCCTAGAACTTGACCGGTCACTCGGTTGCCTGCCGAATTCAGCATCATTGCGTTTGCGCAACCTGTGCACTCGCCGTGACACTGATTCGGGTTGGTGCGCGGATCATAGATCCTGTTTAGCTTGGTCTTCCACAGATCCCTGTTGACTGTGGCTAACATAGGGAAACCCTTAGACGCTGGATCGTGAACCTTGATGCGTCCAAGCTGAGGATACTTCTGGTTTACGATCTCAATATCAAGGTCGGACATTCGTCCTCCTCCCTACGGCTCGATGTACGGATCCTGAAAGTTCGTGACCTTGCTGTAGCGTCGCCTATCGTACTTGAGAACATTCCAGAGCCCGTACTGCGCAATAGCTCCAGCAAGACCATAGGCCAGAACTCGAACAAGCTCCTGGTCCTGTCGAATGGCAAGGTAGACACTACTGGTGGCGACGTAGATAAAGAATGACAGCGCCATCAACCAAACGTGCAGAGGAAGCTGCTTCCGCCAGTCTTTCGGACTAAGCGAGTAGACGCTACTATAGACAGAAACCACTCGAAGGGCCTGAACGGCTAAGACCACACCGTTTCCGATGACAAGCCACTTGAACAAATCGACAAAGTCCATTAAAAAATAGCCTCGCAATCTACGATCTTATCTTCGAGTCGCTGAATGCCTTCTCGAATGACCATAATGTCTTCCCGCTGCTGTGCCTCCGGCGGAACATCCTTAGTCAGTCCAACCAGAATGTCGTGGAGGATGTCGCCCTCTTCATTCCGCTCCATGCAGAGTTTGTAAGTGGCTTTAGTATTCTTGTCGTCCACCCACAGGAAAGTACCGATACCAGTAAACAGGATAAGTCCAATGGACATTCCGGTTAGATAGATACGCTTTAATGTCTGCTTGCGGAAATCAAGAGCAAGCTGCTCTTGCTCGTCGTGGGCGTTAATCAGCTCATCACGACTAACCGCAGTTTCCTCTACCAACTCGGTGCGTCGATCGATCGCAGATAACTGTTGCTGCTGACTGTCGACCTTAGTCAAAAGCAACGTTAATGCGCTCGTCTCGTCAGACAGGCGACTAACACCCTCTTGGAGTTGGTCTTCGCCATCCTGTCGAATCGTAACTGCTTCCGCGAACCGCTCTAGCGATGTGACGCGATCTTCCATGTTTCGGTCATCACTGCTCATGCGGCTCCTCCTTCCTTGGGGTACGGTTCGAACACTGGCGGTTTATCTCTCATGAACGACTGCAATGTGGTGACTGTTTTGTCAAGCTCATTAACGAGGCGCTCAGCTACTGCATAGGCTCGAGCTGTTGTGGCAGCGAGCCGCATTACTTCCGGATCTTGACTCATGACGTTCACCCCTCGTGTGGTAAGCGTCGAGTCCGAAGAAGCTCTACATACTCCCGGTTAACGTCAATGCTCCGAGTGAAGGCCGGGATGACCTGGTCGTTAAGTTGCTTTGCTCCGTCTGCCACCATCTTCTTAAGCTCAGTGATGTCGGCGTCTTTAGCCGCCATCTCTTGTGCATGGCGAGTGTCTTTCTCTTCTCGCTCTCTTTGGTGGCGGGCCTCTGCATCCTTAAGTACCCACTCGGGGACGAAGAACTTCTTGAAGACTAGACACAGCAGGATAATGCCGACGATGCCGACGTTGACAAAAGGACCAATCGCATCGAAGCCCATCCCTGTAGCAGGGGCAGTTTCCGCAGCGACAAATGCAAACTTGATGAGGGGGAGATGCTGCATGAAATGCCTCCGTTCGTTAGACTATCTCAGCGCGGCGGCTGATGTTAAACTTGCGAGACCCTTAAGAGCCTCGACTTGCCAGAACGCCCATTCGCGTGGCTCATAGTCCAACGCACAGAACGATCCAACCACTTGCTTTCCATAAAGAACTGGAACACCGAGGTAGGCCAACATACCCGCAACGGTCACGAACTCTCGCATACACATTACAGGATGCAAACGAGTGTCTGGTACGTTGACGACATTCTTTGAAGCGATCACTTCTTCACAACCGGTAGTTTCTACCTTGCTGCTTTTGCGAACCCTTGGTGGATAGCTACCAACAGTGTACTGCTGCTCTTTGTCAAGAAGGTTGATGTAGGAGACAGGACATCCTACAAGCTCGGTTGCGGTTTCGCACAGGATGTCAAGGCGCTTACCTAAGTCATGACGTAAGAGACCAGACTTATGCAACGCTTCTACTCTAACTGGATCAGCGATGCTCACTGTCGCGGCTCCTCCGTTGCCTGTTCTTCTCATACTGCTTTCGGGCCCCGAGCTTCTTAGCATCCGAGACGGCCACGACTTCACTCAGGCGACTTCGGAAGTGCTCGACGGGATACATCTCAAGTAGATGGGCTAGGTAGTGCTTGTCCATGGGTTGTCTCCTGAGGC